AGTTCCGAGGTGCTTTTTGAACCGAGCCGTCAAGCGTAATAGCGTCTTACATGGTTTTTCCCTACGGAACACCTGCACCACTGCAACTTGTTTTACCCTTGCAGCCCCTTTATTTTTGTGGCAAGACAGCGACTTACATGCTGATCAGCGAATACCAGATTGCCGAACTGACCAAGACGAGCACCAAGACAGTGCGTTCGCGGCTCATCGATCTGCCCCACAAGCCCGGTCCCCGCAATGCCAAGCTCTACGAGTCCCACATTGCCCTTGGTGTCCTCTACGGCGTGGGCGCGGAATACAAGAAAGGCATCGTCACCCCGCAGGAAGCAGCCCGCCAGCTTACCCTCGCCCGCACCAAGGAAATTGACCTGAACATGGAAGTCACCCGCCGCGAGCGCATCCCCCTGGAGGACGTGGAGGAGCACAACGAGGCCGTGTTGCAAAACGTCGCCGGGATATTCAAGGCCAGCGAGGGCAGGAAGCTCACTCCTGAACTGATTCAGGAAATTTTCGCGGAACTCCGTCGCATGGATGAAATCCTCCGGGACTACAGCCGGAAAGCGCATGTGATCGAAGAACCCGAACCGGAGAACTGGGAGAAAGACCCGATGTTGGAATGAACTACTACAACGAATTTGAGCCGAGAACAGCCCATTGGTTGAGAGAAATAATCCAAGGCGGAGAAATCCCCAACGGGGTGGTGGATGAGCGTTGCATTTCTCAGGTGTGTTCAGATGATCTTCTCAGTTTCACTCAATGCCACTTTTTTGCGGGGATAGGGGGGTGGCCGCTTGCTTTAGAAATGGCGGGATGGGACAAAAATGATCCCGTGTGGACAGGATCTTGCCCTTGTCAGCCATTTAGTTCTGCCGGAAAACAATTAAAATACAATGATCACAGACACCTTTGGCCAACTTGGTTTCATCTCATCAAAAAGTGCCTGCCTTCAGTTGTATTTGGAGAACAGGTTGCGAGCAAATCTTCTCTCTCTTGGCTCGACGGAGTTTTTTCTGACTTGGAAAACGAGGGTTACACCTGCATCGCGGCAGATTTGTGCGCTGCGAGCGTCGGCGCACCCCATGTCCGTCAAAGATTATTCTGGGCGGCGATTGCCAACACCAACCGCCACGGACTACAAACGGTTTCCAATGAAAAGGCATTACGCCTTCAGACCAGAGACAGAGGGAGCACCGGACGACTTGGCAAAATGGGCAGTACGCCGTTCTGGTCTGAGCCATGCCCGCCCGGTGCCCGACCTTTGGAGATGGGCAATGGGGTATCCGGTGAAGTGGACACACTACGCGGCTTCGGCAATGCTATCATACCGGAGCTTGCGGCGAGATTCGTCTTGTCTGTTCAACAAGCCCTTGGGGACTACGAGCGTCCTAGACGAGTGGCAGAACGATCCCATGCTTCGCTAAACGAGTGGCAGAACGATCCCATGCTCCAATGATCGACAAAATCTCATCCGCCGCCTACCGGCATTCCGTCGTCACGTCTTTCAAAAACGCCTTTGCCCCGTGGAGCAAGATGACCCCCCGCGAATGGGCGGAGGAAATCTATCGCCTCCCATCCGGTGCTAAATTCTCCTTCGACTATGCCCCGTATTCCCTGCAAATGTTCCTGTCCATTTTTGACAGGTCCATCAGTGAAGTCATTTTTCAGCTTTTCTCCCGTGGCCTGAAGTCCACCGCCGTCCTTCTGGCGCTCGGCTACATCATCGACCAGGCCCCCCGGCGCATCCTCTCCCTCTGGCCCACGAACAAGCATGGCGAATTGTTCCGCAAGGACAACCTGAACAAGGAGCTTTTCGACTGCACCCCCTGCCTGCAATTTCTTGGCAGCGCGGCGAAGAAGCGCACGGGCGAAAACACCCTCCTGCATCTCGGCTTCCCTGGAGGGGTCTTCAGCATCTTCGGGGCCAATGCCCCCGGTGACATGCGCCGGGCCAAGGGCAGCTTCCTCTACGGGGAGGAGATCGACGCCATCAAGACGGAGGAGACGGACGAAGGGGACCAACTGGCCATCTTCAAAAAGCGCGGTGACGAATACCCGGACACCATCAAGGTCTTCGCCAGCTACCCCGCGCTCAAGCTGCTCGACAACGCCGGGCAGCCCCGCAACGGGCACAGCCGGATCAACACGATGCTCCTGAAGTCGGATGAAAACGAATGGCACTCGACCTGCGTCAAGTGCGGCGGGGAGCCGTTCATCATGCACCCGGATCAGATCGTCGCGGAGGAAGGAAAGGCCCAAGACGCGCGGTTCCAGTGCCCCCGGTGCAACGCCTTCCTTGATGACGGCCAACGGTATTTCATGGCCCACCGGCAGGGACATGACAACTGGAAGCCCAAGCGTGCCTTTCGCGGGCTCCGGGGGTTCCAGGGCAACGCGATGCTCTGGCCCCACCCCACCGATCCGGTGAAAATGCCGGGCGGGGCGCTGCAAATGATTGCCCAGCAAAAGGAGGACGCGGAGAACAGTGACAACCCAAAACGGAGCATCAGGACATTTTTCAACATGGTGCTCGGCGAACCGTTCGACCCTACGGACGAATCGGAAGTTCCCCCCGACTGGAAAATGATTTACGATCGGCGCGAGGATTACGAGAAATGTCCTATGCGGGCGGCGTTCCTCTCGTGCTTTGTGGATGTTCAGCGGGACCGGCTGGAAGTGGAGTGGGACGCCTGGGCACGGGATGAAGAGTCGTGGGGTTTGGATCATGTGGTTCTCGACGGCTACACGTCCCACCCCCAGGTCTGGGAAATGCTCATGCGTGAGCTTGGGCGGAAGTTTCCCCACGAAAGCGGGGCGTTCCTGAGTTTGGGACAGGGGTTTGTTGATGGCGGCAAGTACGCGGAGGACGTTTACCGCTTCTTCCAGCGTCTTGCCCGCAACCCCGTCGAAGGCATCAGCGGGAAATTCTTTGCCAGCAAAGGGTACGGCAAATTTGGGATGCCCATTGTCACCCGCAAGGTGTCCGCCGTGGCGGGCAACCTGAAGGGCAACGCGATTGGCACTTGGGATGCCAAGGACAAGATTTATGAACGTCTGCGCATGAAGGAACCAGGGCCGGGGTTCATGCACTTCAACCAGAATTTTGGCGAGCAGTATTGCCGCCAGCTGGTTGTGGAAAAGGTGTCCATCGAATACGATGGAGGGCAGGAGATCCGAAAATACCTGAACGAGAACAACGACCGCAACGAGGCCATTGACTTGCGCGTGGGCAACCTTGCCGCCGTGCGCCGGGTGAACCGGAACTGGGATCACCTTGAGGCCAAGATTGCGGAGGAGGCGGAAGCCATCCGTTCAACGGGCAAGGTTGCGCCGGAACAGGAATGGGACAACCATTTTGCCGGGAAAGGGTTCAACCTTTAGTCTTGCCTTTCCAGTCTCCCCGGCTTAGGTGCTTCACAAAATGCCCTTGTCACCGACCAACGGAGTCCCTTTGCGGATCGAGGCGGGAAACTCCGCCGCGTTCCTGCTTTCCTACGCGGACTTTGCGCCGGGCAGTTACACCCTGACCTTCACCATTTCCCAGGGCATGGCAGCCCCCGTTTCCATCGTGGCGACGACCAGCGGAACCAAGTTTCTTGTCACCCTCTCCACGACCGTCAGCGCCACCCTGCTTCCCGGCGACTGGCCATGGTACGCCTATGCCTCCGCGACTGGCGTGCGCTACGGGGCCGACGCAGGCATGATTACGGTGCTGCCCAACCTCGCGGCAGCCCAAACGCCCAGCTTCGCCCAGGCACAGGTGACACGGCTGGAAACGGTCCTGGCCACCTTCACGGCGACGGACAAGAAGGAAGTCGATTTCCAGGGGCAGAAGTTTGTCCGTGCCGACATTGCGCAGTATCAGAAACAATACACCTACTGGAAAGCCATCGTTGCCTCTGAAAAGGCAGCTTTGGCCCGTTCGCTCGGTGGCGGCGATCCCACCCGCGTAACCACGGTGTTTGTCCCGGCTGCCCCTTCTTCGGGACCGTGGCCGTTTCCTTACCCGCCGCCTTCGTAACATGGACGTTTTCATTTACAGTTTGACCGATCCCCGGACGAAGGAAATTCGGTATGTGGGGAAAGCCATCGACATGGACAAGCGTTTCTATGGGCACATGCTTGTCCACAGAAGCAACACACACAAATCTGCGTGGATCAAGTCATTGAAGCGGGCGGGATTGAAGCCTGAAATGGACATTCTGGAAACCATCCATGACTCAGATGATACAGATTGGCAGGAGTCAGAACGATGGTGGATTTCTTACCTGCGAATGATCGGATGTGCTCTGACAAACCAAGTTGATGGTGGCCACGGTGGACGGCGGGCATCTGCGGAGACAAGGGCTAAACAAAGCGCAGGGATCAAACGACATTTTGCAAACAACCCTGAAGCACGGGCGTTTCGGTCAAAGCAGTGCAGTGAGAGAAGGCACTCACCTGAGACGATTGAGAAGATGCGCCGTGTTCAGTCGAACCGTTCTCCTGAGACTTTGGCAAAGATGAAGGCAGCGGCCAAGGCTCGCGGCAGGCCCAAACACTGGCAGAAATTTGCTGAAGCAGGCTGGGCAGCTTTGCGCGATCCCAAAATCCAGCAGAAAAGGATTCAAGCGGTTCGTGAATCTTTTACAAGACGTGCTGCTCTAAAACCCCCAAAGCCTGAGAAAGTCAGGAAAATGTTTTTCGGAAAGCACACCGAGGAAACTAAGAAAAGGCTGAGTGACATCGCGAAAGCACAGTGGGCGAGTAAAGAGTCCCGTAACAAAATCCAAAATGCCATTCGACGGAAGCACTCCCTTCCTGAAATTGTTTGAAGATGAAAAAAAGAAAGTCAGCATCGCCACAGAAGACAAGGGTTGTCAGCGAGCCTTTGCAGGAGCGCACGTACAGAGAACTTGTGTCCATCGGGGGTCAGAACTCGGATTGGAATCTGTCTCTTCTTTCAGAGGACGCGGAAACTTGGGCTAACGCCTGGGCACTGACTTCGCGTGTCCGTGACTTGTTCCGGTGCAACCCATTGTTTAGCAGCTACAGAGATTGCCTTTGGAGCAACGTGCTCGGTTCCAATGGCATCACCCTGCGCATGGATATTCTCGAAAATGAAGAACGGACGGTTGGTGCCAAGGAACGTGCTTTCATCGAGGCCCACTACGAGCACAAGGACAGAATACCGGAGTGGCTCGCCAAGAAAGAAGGCCGGGAGTTTGTCCGCGAGCAGCGTTTGCGCATCACAGGCACCGATGGAAGCACTGTGGCCAAGGTCAAAATTGGGGCACCGAATGTCAGAGCAAATACTGCGATTGAAGCAGCTTGGAAAGAGTGGCAGCGCAAGGAGTTTTGCGATGTGCGGGGGACACGCAACTATCAGACGATCCGACAACTCCGGCTGATCGGTGCTGTCCGTGATGGAGAAATTTTCATCCGTATGGTGCGGGATCGCCGGGTGAACAAATTCGGGTTTGCCCTGCAACTCATCAGCGCGGAGTGGTGTGATCGCTTTTACAATGACATCCTGACCAATGGAAATGTGGTCCGCATGGGCATTGAGTATAAATTTTCTCCGTGGGGGATCGGAACGCCAGTCGCTTACTACTTCATCAAGCGGCAGCCGATGGATTGGCAGTTCAGTTCCAACGGGGGAATGCTCTTTTCTTCTGGTACAGTCCATGAGCGCATCGACGCCGACGAAATCATTCACTACGCCCGTGCTACCGATCCTGAACAGACGCGGCCCGCCCCGTGGGTAGCCAGCACCATCCCAGCATCGCGGCAGTTGAATCAGGCCATGTTGGCGGAAGTCATCGCCTGGCGGGAAGCTGCTACCCGCACGGGGGTCTATTACTCGGATGTGATGCCGGAGGGAATGAATGAATACATCGATCCCAAAGTGAAAATCAAGATGCGCGAGCGTGCGCCGGGGGACAAGGAACAGCTTCCCTATGGGTGGAAGTTTGAGGAGAGCAACCCGATGCACCCGAATACCAGTGTTCAGGAGTTTCGTATGGCGAGCCTTCAGGACATCTGCGCGGGGATGCCTGGGGCCAGTTATCCGGTCATGGCAAACGACTGGGGGGCTGTGAATTTTTCCGCGTCTCAAATGGCACAGATGTCTTCCAATGAGACATTCATGGTCTTGCAAAACTTCGAGATCGAATACGGGGAGAATCCTGTGTTTGAAAACTGGTTGAGGATGGCACTCATCATGGGGGCTATTCCGGACTTGAATGTGTTGGATTTTGACACGCTCAACAAGAAGGTGTTCGCCGGTCGCCGGTG